TTACTCGAAAGCGATTGAAAACGAAGGCGTGAAAACGACGCTGGTTAGCGCGGGTAAATACAAGGTCGAAGGCAACCCGTATGCGCCGCTTTCGGACGAAGCGCGCGCCTATATGCAAACGCGTATTGACCAGCATTACGGCACGTTCACGCGCTCCGTTGCGCGCGCACGTAACACCGACGTTCAGACCGTGCGCACGGGCATGGGCGAAGGCCGCGTTATGGGCGCGTCCGATGCGAAGGCCGCAAATATGGTTGATGGCGTCATGACGCTAGACGACGTAATCCGCCAGACCGCGCGCGCCATCGGCGGCAGCTCGAAGACCTCAAACCGCGCCGCAGCGATGCGCCGCGAAATCTCGATTCTGAACGCGTAACGCCGCGTTCATCGCTCGACGTTCCATCGAACCGCACGGCGACTTGTTCGGGCCTTAGCCCGAAGGCGTTAGCACGTCCATTCAACCTATAGGGGTTCATCATGAACAAGGCACTTCGCGCACTTCTCGCGAAAAAGACCGCCGCCGTCCAGCGTATGCGCGTACTCGCTGACGCCGCCGCCGAACGCGACATGACGCAAGACGAATCGACGGAATTCGAAGCGCTGTCGGCGCAGGTCGAATCGTTGAACGCGTCTATCACCCGCGAACAGGCGTTGATTGACGAAGAACGCGCCATTGCCGCACTACCGGGCAATGTCTCGACCGCCGACGATATCGCCGTGCGTCCGAACTCGCGCGTTCAGGTCACCGACAACCGCGCCACCGACCCGACGCGCGGCTTTGCGACGTTTGGCGAATTCGCGCGTTCCGTGCATGCGGCGGCCTTGCCTTCGGGCCGCAATATCGACGACCGCCTGTTTATCGGTGCGGCGGCCCCGTCCACCTACGCCAACGAAGGCACGGGCCAGGACGGCGGCTTTCTGGTCCCGCCTCAGTTCGCGCAGGAAATCTTTACGCTGTCGCTTGAAGAAGACGCGCTATTGCCGCGCACGGACGGAACGCCCATTAGCGGTAACAGCATGGTCTTTCCAAAGGACGAAACGACGCCCTGGGGCACGGACGGCGTGCGCGCGTACTGGCAAAATGAAGCCTCGGTTGCGACCGCAACGAAGCCGAAGTTCGGCTTTCAGACGAACCGCCTTCACAAGTTGATGGCGCTTGTTCCGATTACCGACGAATTGCTTGAAGACGCGTCGGCGCTCGCGGCGTATCTGCCGGGTAAGACGGCGGCGTCGATTCGCTGGAAAACCGACGAAGCGATTCTGTTTGGCACGGGCGCGGGTCAACCGTTGGGCCTGTTCAAGTCGAAAGCGGTTGTCGTCGTCGCGAAGGACAGCGGCCAGCTAACCATGACGCTTTCCCCCGCGAACATTATCAACATGGTTTCGCGCCTGCCTGCCGGTTCGTACGGTCGCGCTTTCTGGTTGATGAACCCGGATGTTTTGCCGTTGCTCGATCAATTGGCGCTCGGCAATTACCCGATTTACATTCCGGTTGGCGGCGGCGTGGGCGGCGCGCAAGTGTCACCGTTCGGCATGCTGAAGGGCCGCCCGATTATCACCAGCGAACACGCGAACGCGGTTTCGACGCAATCGGATATTTCGCTTATCGACCTGTCCTATTACCGTTCGATTACCTCGCGCGGCGGTATCCAGACCGCAACGTCGATGCATCTTTATTTCGACGCGGATGCAACGGCTTTCCGTACCACGTTCCGTGTTGACGGCGGCCCGAAAATCGAAAACGCGATTCAACCGCCGAAGTCTGCTAACACGCGTAGCCCGTTCGTGACCCTCGCGGCCCGCTAACCGATGAACGCCCGCAAGGCAATCAACCCGCGCGGGCGTTTTCATTTCAACCCTTTTCCATAGGTACGAAAATGTTCAACGTCAAAGGTAGCGAAGTCGTCGCGATTCTCGCGGCTATCAACCCGTCGTCGCAGGGCGCAGGCGCGGCCAGTTCCGGCTGGGTCTCCGTCGCGCAATTCCAGAAGTTGATGGCGGTTATCCAGGCGGGCACGTTCGGCGCGTCGGCAACGATTGACGCGAAGTTGCAACAGGCAACGGACGGAACCGGCACGGGCGCAAAGGACATTACCGGCAAGGCGCTAACGCAAATGGTTGCGGCGGGCGGAAACAACCTCCAGGCCGAAATCAACGTTGACGCGGCAGACCTCGACGTCAATGGCGGCTTCGGTTACGTGCAACTGTCCGTCACGGTCGGCACGGCGGCTAGCGGTACGGCGGCGCTTCTGTTGGGCTTCGGCCCGCGCCTTGGTCCCGCAAGCAATTTCAACGCCGCAAGCGTCGCGCAAATCGTCGGCTAACGTCGTCGTCACGAAGGGCGGCCCGCCTCGCAGGCGGGCCGTTTTTTTATGCCCGAAAAAATCGTTATTCCGCCAGCGTGCGAACCCGTGTCGCTCGACGAAGCGAAGTTACATCTACGCGTGACTGACGACGCGCAGGACGCGCTTATAGCTGGCCTGATTAGCGCGGCGCGCATCGCATGCGAAACGAAGACGCGACAGCAACTTATGCACGCGCGTTATACGCTGGTCTTTGACCGCTTCCCGATGGCGGGCATGGGCACGCCGTTACCGTTTTGCGACGACGTACAGATACCGGGCTTCGCGGCCATTCTCCCTCATGCGCCGTTCGTCGATATGGTCTCGATAACGTATCTCGACATGGGCGGCGTGTTGCAGACCGTAGACCCGGTTTTGTACACGGTCAACGATGCGGCCATGCCCGCGCATGTCTCGCCGTGCTTCGGTTGCATATGGCCCGTACCGTTGCCACAAGTGGGCGCGGTTCGCTTCACGTATGACGCCGGTTACGCGTCGCCCGTGACCTTCGCGACGCCGGACGGCTTCACGGTTCGCGGTCCCGTGACATGGAACGCGGGCGATACCGTCACGTTTTCGAACAGCGGCGGCGCACTGCCCGCCGAACTCATGGCGGGCGCACCGTATAAGGTTGCATCCGCAACGGGCAACGCGTACACGCTGGAAAATCCCGACGGCTCCGCCATCGTGTTAAGCGGCGTCGGGTCGGGTCAATCGTTTATTGGCAACGTCCCGCAAGGCATGAAGAACTGGATTCTGTTGCGCGTCGGCTCGCTTTACGAGAACCGCGAAGAAGTCGCGATATTGAATCGCGGCAAGGTCGAAGAACTCCCGTTTATTGACGGCCTGTTAGACCCGTACCGGATTTCTCTACCATGACGGCCCCTGTTCGCGCGGGCGCGTTGACGCGGCCCGTAAGCGTTGAATCGCGCTCGACGCAACGCGATTCGTTCGGCGGTCAATCGACCGTATGGACCCCCGTTAAGACCGTCTACGCGGCAATTGAAGCGCTATCGGGTAGCGAACTTGTCGCGGCTCAACAGTTCGCAACCGAAGTTTCACACCGCTTTACGGTTCGCTATGACGCGATATTCGCGGACCCGAAAGCGGCGACGGCGTATCGCCTTGTCTATCGCGGGCGCATTTTCAACATTACGGCACCGCTCAATATCGACGAAGCCGACCGCACGATAGAACTGTTGGCATCGGAAGGGCTTAACAATGGCTGACCTTCAATACGTTAAGGGTCTCGACGCGCTAAAGGCTTCGTTTAACGAATTGCCTAAAGTCATTGGACGGCGCGTGCTGCGTCCCGCCGTTGCCGCAGGCGCACTGGTTATCAAGACGAAGGCGATTGAGCTAGCCCCGTCGCTCAAAAAGGTGGACCGTCACAAAAACCCGCGCGTGCGCGGCATGCTCAAAGCGGCCATCTATGAAAAACAGGTTCCCGAACAGTCAAACGACTTTGTCCAAACCTTCTATGTAGGCGTGCGTTCGGGGCAACGTGGCAAGCGCTATCAATACGTCGTCAAGACGTCGGCGGGCGACGCGTTGCTAGACGCGTTTTACTGGAAATGGCTTGAATTTGGGCATTTCTATATGCCCCCGCGCGCGCGTAATGCCACGACGGGAAAACTCGTTAACCAGAAATGGCACCGCAATAACGCGAAGACAACAGGGTCCGCCGTATGGGTGCGCCCGCAACCATTCATGCGTCCCGCATTCAACCTGAAAAAAGACGAAGCCATCAGGGCAATGGTCGCCTATATGGCGGAACGCATCCCGAAAGAAGCGCGAAAACTAGGGATAAAGACGAAATGACGACGATACAGGAACAGCTAGTCGCGTTGCTTTCGCCCCTCGCGTCGGGCGGCGCGGCTCCCGAAGTCATTACGCAGAACACGCCCTATCCGTACATCGTGTATATGCGCACGCCTTCGCGCGTGAATAACACGCTGGAAGGCAACGGGAACCCGAAAATCAATAACAGCCTGTTCGAAGTGACTTCATGGGCGCTTTCCTACGGCGACGCGCAGGCGCTCGCGGCGTCCATTACGGCAGCAATGCAGGGTTGGACCGTGCAAAACGTCCTGCAAAGCGAACACGACGAATACGAACCGGACGTCAAGGCGTATCGCGTGATTCAGACCTATTCGGTTTGGCATTACTGAAACCCCAACAGTGTTTTAACCGGCCCGCCTTGCGCGGGCTTTTTTCTGGAGTCTAAAAAATGACCTCTTCGGCAATTTCCGCGCAAGGCTCAACGCTTCAGGTTTCCAGCACGTCGGGAACCCCGAAGAACATCACCGCTATTGCGTTGGGCAATCCAACCATCATTACGGCGGCGGCGCACGGCTTCACGAACGGCGACGTGGTAACGCTGGCATCTATCGGTGGCACGACGGTACTTAACGGCGTGACGGCGGTCGTGAAAAACAAGACGGCAAACACGTTTGCTATCGACATTGACACGACAGGCGGCGCGGCCTATACGTCGGGCGGCACGGCTACGCCCGCCACGTGGACCGCCGTCGCGAACTTCAAGACGATTAAAGGCTTCGACGGCAAAACGGCGAAGCTCGACGCAACCAACCTTTCGTCACTGGCGAAGGAATATCGCGCGGGCCTTATCGACCCTGGCATGTTCAATTTTGACGTTGACGTTGATGTTACCGACCCCGGACAACAGGCATTGCAGCAGTACCGCGCTAACGCGACGCTTGCCAATTTCAAATTGACGCTTCCGAACGCGCATACCGCAACCTTTACGGGCTTCGTTGAATCGTTCCCGTGGGATGGCGGCGTGGATGCGCTTTTGACGGCAACGGTTAGCGTCATCATTACCGGCCCCGTCACCATCGTTTAATTCCGGCCCGCCATTGCGC